CCTTTAATATTATTAGTTCTTCGTTGGTAGTTCTTGTCATTGTCTTTATTAGTACATTTGCAAGACTTCAAAAGACAACAACTGCCATCAGCTAATCTATAAATGCACATTAAATATTGTGCAGTCTTTTTATCAGACAATCAAATTTAAATAAAGTCTATTTATTAAAAGTCTTTTGTATGTCCGAATAGAAGTCTTTGTAAAACTTTTGAACATCTTTTAAATATGTTTCGTAGTTTTGTTTTAGTTCTTCGTAAGTCGGTAGTTTAAATGTGAACATTTTTTCTCCTATTATTTTTTAGTATATATATGTTGCGTTGCAACAAAAATCAAGACTACTTGATGTTTAAATGTTCTTTAACTGATGCGATAATATATTTGGCGATCTCATACTTCCATTCCAAATATAATCCAAGAACTGTGCCTAATATAAACCAGATCATCTTGCAGTAGTTGGTATTCCTTTAGAACTTACAAAAGGATTTTCAGCAAATGCCATATAGATATATGTTCCACCTGATGCGTTTTTACCAGTCCAACTTGAACGTATTTTAAATCCATTAGAAACAAAATCCCAATTAGTTTCTGTTGGGTCTGATGTTGATTCTGCTGTTGCTTCGTTTGCTCTTAACATTTTAAAAACATCATTATATGTATCTCTTTTGTTATCCCACATATACCAAGTTCCATCAGTATCATATCTTTTGGTCATAAGAAACGCAGGTTTAAATCCAGTATAGATAAATGTTCCATTAGCATTACCATTACCTGTGTAAGAACCAAACTTACTAAATCCTTTTACTTCAGCAAAGCAGTAAGCGATAATATTATTACCAGAACCATTAGTTGGTGTTCCAGTTCCAATAGAAAATAATGTAGAAGTTGGAGTTGTATTATTCCAATATGTTGATGTAACATCAGGTGTTCCAGTTCCTGATAATTGCATAGCTGAAGTATTTCCAGTTGATACATGATATACTTCCCATTGTGCAACAGCACTTCTATTTTTAACAATCATCATTTTGGGTACAACACCTAAACCATGTCCCACAGTCGCATTAGCACCTGTTCCAGTATAACTTACAATACTAAATCCACTTGTTGTATTAGCTGATACTGTTGATGATATAGTTCCTGAAGTATTTGATACTCCAGTTCCATTTGCTTTCCATGACCAACCAACAAATGTATTTCCATTTTGATTCATGTCGGTTTCTAAACCTACCGAAAAACCATCTGAATTAAATGCTGTAACACCAGCAACAGTATCTTCAGCAACAGTATCGTTTGGAACTAATCTTTGTTGAACACCTCTAATTACATCATAGATATTATGTTTTCTTGTAGTATCTCTAATTTTTCCCCAAACCATATCTGGTTGAAATCCAACTCCAGTAATAGATTGCGAAGTTCCATTACCAGTCCAAAGTTTGGTATTAAAATAATCTGTTGGTAAATCTATATTTGTATAAGCCATAGTTTATCCGTATTCTGCTAAATTTTTAGTACAAAGTGCATAGTACCCTGATGGGACTGCATATTCAAAGTTTCCATAGCCATTAGCATCTGCGTTTCCTGATGAAATAGTGAATGGTGGGTTGCCGAAGTTGAAATCTGCTACTTCATTACTTTCACCCATACCTACTGCAAAGAAAAATTCTCCAGTTAGTCCTGTAAATGCAGAATTGGTAGTTGTACCAGCTTCTATTTGTGCTTGAGTTGCACTATTTTGCCAAGTACCATTTTTACTAAACCATAATGCACCATTATTTAAATCTACTGCCACCCCAATAATATCTCCAGTTACATAAGCATCTCCATAAGCTGAACCAGAGTTATTATTCCATTTTTGTCCATTTCTAAAATAAGAATAAGCATTGGCATTACCACCTAAATAAGTGTTATAATTTATATTTTCTTTGGCAATACCTACATGGCTATTATCACCACTTATCCATTTATACTCAAAATACCATTTACCAGTAGTAAAACCTATTGTGCTTAGTACACTTCCATAACTTCCACTTGGTGATGTGTAGGTATTATTTCCATTTGATAAACTAATACCATTAGTTCCTTTGTTTAAATTATTTAACGTAGCAAAATTATTAGTAGGAGTATCAGTTGTCTGGTCAATAGAAGTTAGATTGTTTACTGTGAAGTCATTACCATTTCCTGAAGTATCATCTCCTAGTGCTGAACTGTCTTTAAATTCTAAATAGAATCCATTAGTTCCAAATGTACCAGTATATGCTTTTGGTTTCCAAATATTTGTATCTTCGTCTGTTTCGCCGAATGATGATGGTGTTAGTTGTTGTCCATCAATAGAATAAAATTCAGATAAATACAGATTTCTATATGCGTTGCTATAACTTCTTCCAATCCAGTATGGGTCGGTAGTATTATAATTTAAATTAGCATTTTGAGATGGATAATCTGCTTGGTCAAATGCAGTAATTTGAGAACCATTTAAATATAATTTAACTCTATTTGATGCAGTAGCTTGAGTTGTATCACAAGCAACAACCATGTGATACCAAGCTGAAACATCTCTTAATACTTGAGTTGTTGCTAAAGTAAATTGTGCAGAACTAGCGTTCCAACTAAAAATTTGTATTTTATCATCTGTACTATTATAAATAGAAAAATCATTATTTCCTGTATTTTGTCCATGAATCATTATTCCATTAGCCACACCTGAAGTTACTTTTTTAAACCAAAAGCTAACTGTAAATATTTGTCTATTACTAGCACTAGCAGGAGTTCTTGATAAATAATCATTACTTGCAGAATTAAATCTTAATGAATTATCTACCTCATAACCACCAGCAGTTAATTGATTAGCACCTAAGATTAGTGGCATTATTAATCCCTATTTGTTTTTGGGAACTCAGCGAGTTGTCTTGTATAAATTGGAGATTGTTTTGTGCCAGTATTTGTGTATTCGTAAAGACTCTTTAATTGTTCAACAGTCGTACAAGCATTAATTTGTGTTTCTTGTTGATTGCTTACTATTCTTACTTCAGTTCTAAAATCTTGTATCTCTTGTGGTATCGCAGTTCCAGTATCAGATTTTCTAGTTACATACCAATCAGTTGATTGTAGTAGTCCAGCAGTTTGTTGTTTAGATATAGAAATTTTTTGAGATTTTAAACCTTTGATAACTACTTGTTTTCCATCTTGAATTACTGGGTCGCCATCTTCATCAGTAGCATTAACATCTTCTAATTGTTTAGGAGTTGCAGTTCCAAAGTAAGATATTACTTTATTGTTTTCAAATTTAAATTGCTCATTAGTATTAATGTAATAACCTTCATCTTTTTTATTTGCGTGGTCGTATGTTACTTCGTAGATTCCGATTTCATTTTTTTCTTCATTAGACCAAAGAGAAAATATTTGTGCTGAATACTTATTACCATTTAACTCAAATGATTTTGGATTGTTAAAAAATTTTACTATTTTTTTATTCTGAACTAGTGCGTACATTATGATATTGATAAGTTAAGGTTTCTACCAACTTCTAACCAAACAGTTCCATTATATTTAAATACAAATATATCAGCTTTAGAAGCAGTTGTTGTAAGTGTTGGTGCTACATCTCCAGTAAATTCATAAGCACTATTCCAAGTTAATGTTCTTGAACCAGTACCATCTTGAATAACTGCGATAGATATAAATTGTCCAGCAACACTATTTGTAGGTGCAGATAAAGTTCTAGCACCACCTAAAGTTACTTTAGCAACTGGTGAAGAACCTACATCCCAAGTAATAGTTGCACCATCTGTTAAAGTTGCATCTGCGTTAAAAGCACCATCATTAAATTTAATTAATCCAGTTCCTTTTGTTGTCAAAGATAATCCTATGTTAGTGTCAGAACCAGTTGCAGAAATGTCAGGAGAAGTTCCAGTTGCAGAATTAGTTACTGATATTTCATTTACTGCTGAAGCTGTTTTTGCAAACTTAATATATTCGTTTCCTGAATCATCTGCGATTGCTGTTGCTGTTGGAAGTCTAATTGAAACTGTTGAATTTAAGTGTGTGTCGGTAAGAGTTAAAACTGTTCCTGTTGCAGTTGTTGTTAGACCAGTAATTGATACTGTTGAGTCTAACCAATTTACTGAGTTAGCTGAGTGGTCAATAGTTGCTAGAGATATATCGTCAGCACCATCATAATATTTTAAAGTAGGAGAAGTTGCAGAAGTTGTATCTAACCAAAGTTGTCCAGCGACAGCACCAGTTGGTCTTGATGTTCCTGAGTTTAATGTTTGTATTGCTGAAAGTGCATTGTTTAAATCTGTTCTAAAAGCTGGGAAGCCCTGATTCGCTATGTTATAATCGTGTTGTGCCATAATTCTATCTAATATCCTTTAGCTAAATAGTCAAAGGTTTTACTTACTCCAGTTCCACTACTATTTTTAAAAGCTAAGTCAAAACCATTTATAGTTTTGTTACTTAATAAAAAGAAATCGCCAGTAGCTAAACCTTGTGCAGTAATTCCAACAGCATAACTAGCAGAATAAAATGGATTTGTAAATACAACATTATAGGTACTAATTCCACTTACTAAATCATTTCCACTAAATATTCTATCTGGCATATCAATACTTACTGATAAAGCACTAATGACTGGAGTAGATGATAAATCAAATGATGTTAATACAAGTCGGAACTTATAAAATCTACTTGTATAGTCCCCAACGACAAAGTTCCTAAATGAAGTGTATGTGATATTGTCATTAGATAAAGCAATCTCTAAATGAGCATTACAATTTGCAGGAGTGTCTCCATCAAAGTTAGATTGTGCATCATCAAAATCTCCAGTTTCAGAATCAAATAAATCATCTAAGTTATCTGAAGTTTGTGTAATAGAAGCAGTTACTCTTGAAGTATAAACTCCACCTATATCAATAGGACTTGAAAACAAATAAAATCCTTGTGCAAATAAATCAGAAGTTGTAACACCAGAATCAAAAAATGTTGTTGCAGAATCAAAATTACCTAATGCAGAATCAAAAAGTTCTGATGAATCTAATCTTAATGTATTATCAACAATAGTTAAATTACTGTCTAATCCATCATCAAAATCTCCAGTTTTATTGTCAAAATCTCCTTCACCATTATCAAACGCATCTAATCCTATAAATGTAGGTGATTCAGTTTGTGTTGCAACAGCATTAAAGTTTCCTATTGCAATAATGTTAGTTGCTATGATTGTTTCATTAGAAGATAAGTTACCATTTTTATCTACTGCTTTAATTAAATAAGAACCTACTCTTGCTGGAACTGTAACTGAAGTAGCTGGTCTTGCAACTTTTTCAACTAAAGAAACTGAGTTACCCCAAGATGCACCACTTGTTTGAGTAGAAAATCTAATTTGATAATAAGCTAAATCTAAATCACTAATTTGTGTCCAAGATAAATGTGCATCTCCACCAATTATGTTACAAGCAAAATCTTCAACATCTGCTGGTGGTGCTATTCCACCAATAATAGTTCTTGTGGCAGAAGTATAAGTTGATTGTACTCCTAATGTGTTAAATGCTTTTACTCTTACATTATAAATTAATCCATCTACTACATTTAATATCCTATGAAATAATCCTTTGCCTTGACCAGCAATAAGATAATCGGTTGCTGTACTTAATTTATATTCTACTTGGTAATAATCTACGAATGAATCTAGTGAGGCACCAATGGTTACATCAAGAGCAGTAATTACGACACCATCTGAGTATTCAATTAATTGATCGTTAAGTGTTACTGAAACTGGTGCAGAAACATTGTTAGGATTTGGAAGTGTTGTATCAGCAATAGTTGGTGCTTCTGCTTTAGAAGTCCAAGTGTAGAAATTATCTTGATGCTCTATAAGTTTTAATGAAACTGTTGAATCTGTATTTATACTTAATCCATAAACTCTAAATGGTTTAGCACTAAATCCACCAGTAGAATAAGTTAAATCAACTATATCACCTATTGTTAAATTTAATGCTTCTGAGGTTACCATAACTTCAACAGCCAAAGCATTTCTTGATCTTCTTAATATAATTTCACAAAGTTCTTCAGCTTGATATGGATTAGTAATTCCTTGAAATGTAAAATTACCTTCTAATTGAGTTCCATTATCTTCGGCTAGTAAAGTTGCATATTGATCTCCTACTGATAAGCCAGAATCATCAGCAGGTGGATATGTAATTGTATCTTCTTGCCATTCTTTATCAGGATTTACAAAAGTTCCTATAACACGATTGTATTTAGTATTTTTCTTTTCACCAAATATTTTAATTCCACCAATTATATTATCTGCATTTAAACTTAATTCTGATGTTCCAGTATTTTCAATAATTAAAAAGTATTTACCCTGTGTGTAGGTAAATATTGCTCTCATTGGATTTAATAATTCTCTTACATTGTCTATTACTTTTTGTTCTGTATCTATAACTAGATTTGTTTCAAATAAATCTATATCTGACGGTGCTGAAGTATATGGAGTAACTTGTGTTTCACAAATATTTGCACTTGTTTTAAAAGAATCATAATTAGTTTCAAATGATGAATTTGGCAAACCTTTTCCATATCTAGTATTTCTTAAATAATCTAAAAGACATAAAGCTGAATTGGGTGAATATGTCCAAGTTGATGCAGTATCTTGTCTATGTGAACCAGAACCACCCTTTGTAGAATCTAATCTAGGATCATAAATTTTTTTACCTTTGAGAACTACTTTAACTTCTGGTAGTGAACTAAATGCATCTTGATTCCAAGTAAATTTAAAAGCTAAATAAGCAACACCTGATAATTTATGATTGCTTCCCCAGTTAGTAGATTCATCTAGTATTGATGAAACTGATTGATTGTCTAATCCATAAAATGCCTGAACTGATATTAAACTTCCATCTTTATAAAAATTAGTATCTGAACTATTTACTGTTCGTACTGTTCCATCAGTTAATGCACCTGACCAAACTACCAGTTTATCATTAACATAAATTTCATCTACTGATTCAATTCCATTACCACCACCTTCGCAAAGAACTCCTGCCATATAAAGATATTGATTATCTGAACCAGAAGATTCAACAAATACTCTAGCGATACCAACTTGCCTTCTTCCATAAACTATTGGAATGGCACTATTGTTAGACGCCTTATTAACTAAAATTCCTTGTGCTGTTTCTTGTTGTTGCACATTTCTCTTTGGTGGATCAGGTTTTAAAACCCAAGAGATTGCTGTTGTTACTACAAGTTGAACTACAAATGCTGTTACTGGATCAAAGCCCATTATGAAACTCCCTTTTAAATTTCATAGATCTTCTATAAATAGTTGAATCATCAGCTATTCTTAACCATTTCAAAGGTTGATCTACCTCTAATACATTTCTAAAATATTCTTTAGTCCATTTCATAATTTCTCTTAAATGACTTTTAGCAACTGTTTCAATATGCCAAATATTATTTCCTGATTTCCATTCATTAGCTTTTAATCTACCAGTTGTTGTAAATCTTTTTTCTACTTCATCACTTAAATATGCCCAATTAGTAAATCCAACAACTTCTCCATTAACTTGGTGAATTTGATACTGTTCTAAATTAAAAGAAGGTAATATCATATTTATTAAATCTTCGTATTTCATTTTATCGTATCGTGGGAACTGTCTGTATAAATGTATAATTTTGTAAAGATCATTTATGCCTTTCCCCATTTAATATCCTTTGCTGTTTGTGAAGCATAATCAAAACCAACATCAGTTGGAAAATGTAATGCTTGTGAATTAGTATTTGTTTTTCTTCCTTTAATTTTATCAAAATCTGCCCAATGTGAAGCAATAGAAATTGAAACAGTTGAGTTATTATTATCTTCTTCAATACTTAAATTTTCTATTCTTCCATCAAATAATAAAAAAGGATAATTTATTAATGCTTGGTTCTCATCTAAGAATCCTCTATATACCCAAGCTCTTTTATCCATATAATCATTATTAAGAAATAAAGAAATTATTGTTTGGTCAGCGCCACCAAACTTAACTACTAAATTACTTACTGATACTTCAGAAGATTCTGCTGATTCAGAACTACCTAAAAATAATGATGAAGCAACATAAGTGTTTCCATCAAAAGAAATATTTTTATAGTGATCTGTATAATAAGTTCCTGTGCTTACTCCTATATATACAAGTTCAACTGGATTAAGTTTATTAGTTGCTAATTCTGTTATTAAAGAAGCATTTAATGATCTAGGCATTACAATACCTCTATAAGATCAACTTCGTATTGGAAATAGTTTTCTGTGCCTACTGCAAATTCTTGAATATCGTTTGTAAGTCCTACTGTAAAATCTACATTGTTATAAATTAAAACTGTATTATCAGATAGGTTTGCTCTTAATGGTGGTTCAATAGTTAATGTTCCTGCACCAGAACCATTAGATGATAAATCTTCTACAACCATATAAACTTTTGTTTGTCCAGTAAATCTTACAAAGTCACCAGCTTTTAAAACACCAGTTAAATTATTTCCCATTCCATCTACTGCGATTGTAGTATCACCAGCAGTATGAGAACCTACTACTGAAATGACTGTATTAGCTGAACCTCTAGTATCTGAAATAGTTTCTGGTACATAAGTAAAAGATTCTAATTGTGATCTTTGTTTCATAATAAAAGCCATAATAGGTGCAAATTCTGCTCTTGTCATAATTGGAAATTGTAAAACTAAACCAAATCTTTGTCCGTCTATTTGTCTAGCTTGTCGTCTGCCAGATACAGTAGTTGATACAATAGTATTTTGTCTTGAGCTTACTGATACTGCTCTAGTTGCTGGAGTTAAAGGAAATGTACCACTCATTATACTAAATTACTTCTTCCTTTGCTGTTAAGTGCTTGATTCATAATATTAACGATAGTTGCTCTATTATCTAATAATAATTCTTTAACACCTTTAACATCAGTAGCAATAATCGTAAAGTTGAAGCTATTCGCTTTAGACTGCAAGTCTTGGTTTGGTACGATAGTACCATCGGAATTTGGTATAAACAGCTCTCTACCACGCTCTCCTACTGTGTAAGGCGTACCTGCATTAACAGCGCCACCTTCTGCCATAAAGAACATTGATCCTAAATCAAATAATGTACCTAAATCAAATCCACCACCCCCTCCTCCACCACCGAACATACTTCCTACGCTTCCAAGTATATCTCCTAGTGAACCACCTATTGAACTGAATATATCTCCAACGCTAGAACTTAATGAAGATAAAATATCACCTATACTGCTACCTATATTATTAAATATGTCATCAGTATAAGAACCTATATTAGTAAATATATCTGATACTGAAGTTAAAATAGTATCAAATGAAGTTTTAAGTTTGGTCCATAATTCATCAATGATATTTGTTAATTGTTTTCTAGCCATTTCTTCTGGGTTGGCATCAGTTACTCCATCACCAATTTGTTTTCTTTTCTCTTTAGTAATTTCTTTTTCAATAGCTAATCTTTTTAATCCTAATAAAACTGCAATTTCATCTAAAGCTAATAAAGCAAGTTTAGCTAATTGTTCTTCTATTAAACCAGCAATAATTTTAATTAATAAATTTCTAGCTATATCTGCAAATGATGCTTGTAAAGATTTACCAAGAACTATTGATTCAGCTAATGCTTTAGAAACATCTTTAATTCCACTAACCATTCCTTGTGCAATTACAGAATATATATCTTTAAATTGTGCTTTTAAATCAAATGCTGCAACTTGTAATGCTTGAACTGTTTTTTGTGTAGCTGACAATTCTGCTGGTACTTTTGTTGTTTCTTCTACAACAGCTTTTGTTTTTGGTGGAATTACTTCTAATTGAATTGGTTTGCCAAATACAAACTCTTTAAATTCTTTATACTTTTTTCTAACATCATCTAAAAATCCTGCAAATTTTTCAAACGCTTTGTTTAAATATTTATTAATATTATCGGCAACTGTTTTTATAGGAATAAATAAATCAGATAATATTTCTGAGAATAAAGCAATTAATGGATTAACAATTTCTAAGGCATAAATAAAACCTTGTAATATATTTCTAACAAATAAAGTTATAATATCTATAATTGGTTGTAGTGCTTTTAATAATTTAGTTAATTGGTCTACAAAACCAGCTAATTCTTTTTGATCTCCTATTTGAAATAAACCAGCTTCTATTGTTTCAAAAAAATTTTTAAAAGAAACATTTAAATCAAAAATAGGTTTTACTGAGTTATTTGCTCTTTTTTCTAACCCTATTAATAAGTTGTCTAATATTAATTGTGAACCCTCAGCAGTATTAGATAATCTCATTAATGCTTTTTCATCTAATCCTAATTCCTCTCTTAGTATTTGAAATGCTGGAATACCATTAGCTACTAATTGATTTAAAGATTGTATATTAAAACCACCTTGAGCTCCTCGTGCAAATAATCTAGTTAAATCATTTAAAGCATCTACTTTGTTAGTTGCATTACCAGCAGTTTGTGTAAATATTCTTAAAAGTCTATCAGTGGGTGCTACACCATTTTGACTTAATGTAAGAAACGATCTGCCTAATTGAAGTATGCTAAATTGAGTTGTTTTAGCAAATTCAGATAAATCATTAAATGTTTGTGTTCCTTTTTCAATAGAACCAACAGCACTTATAATGTTCCCTCTTAGTTCTTGAAATGTTTTTGTAACATCTATGATTTGTTTCCCAAGCGATACTAGACCAACAGTAGCAAATCCAATTACTGCGTTTTTAAGTGTTAAAAAACTTTGTTGTGTATTATCAGTTTCTTTGCTTACGCCTTTTAAATTATTCTTAATATCATTAAGTGCTTTTGTGGCATTATCTATTGCGGAGATTGTTATTTTTACTTGCTGATCTGCCATAGTTCTGTTTATCTTTTTCTGCCTTCACTTTAAAATACGCTATCCAATAATAAAATTCTTCCTCAGTTAGAGAAAGCATTTCTTCCATACTTTTTTTTAATTCGTGACCAAGAGCAAGTATGGTATAAAGCTCTTTGTCAAATCTTACTTTTTTTCGGTATCTTCGTAAGAAACACCAGCTAACATTTCTGTTGCTACTCTAGCTATAACATTTGCATCAGCATTATTCAATAATGTTAGCTTGTCATCTAGCTTAAATATTTTATTTCCTTCAGAGTCTTTTGCTTTTAAAACAATTGCATCTACTAATACTCCTAGATCATCATTTTTAGCACCTTTAAATAGGTTTCTTTTTTCACCTAAAGTAAAAGGTGAACAATAAACTATTAAAGGTTTGCCTTCCTCGCCCCACTCAGCTACCTCAATCTTTTTAATTCCTAAAGATTCAAACTGTGCCTTCACTCTATCTATTACTGCCATATATCTTCCTTTTCTAATTAATTAATTAATTTGCTGTTCCGATTGTTACTGCACCAGTGCCTTGGAAAGTAATTTCTGCTTCTACCATTCCATCAAAAGATGCACTTACGTTATATCCAGTTACTATCGCATCAACTGCGTAAAACTTATCACCAGTTTGATTACCTTCTGGAAATAAATTTAAAGTGATTGATGAACCAACTGTGCATAATAATTGTCCAGCATCAGCTTCGTCAAAAAATACACTTGCTGAACCTGAACTGCCTTTTAAACCTACTTTGTAAGTTCTTACAGCATCACCCATTGAAGTATCTTCAATAGTGTCTGATGTTTGCTCTAGTGTATAGCTTCTTAATTCACCTAAAACAGTAGAACCAATTTTAATTGTTCCTTCTGAGCCAGTATGAGTTGCCATTTTGTTCTCCTTGTTTGTTTATATTAAGGTGTGCCAGAAGTGTATTGATACATAACTCGCACCACCATTCTGATTCCACCTATTGGAAACAAAACTCCTTCATCAGTAGATACTTCTACTATTTGAGTTTGTTTTGCATACCCACCTCGTGTTCTATCAGAATCCAGTCTAGTTTCAATCGTAGAAATTAATTCATTTCTTTTTGTGTCAATATTTGTTGGTGTACCTTTAACAAATCCAATAATTACATAATCAACAGTAGCTTGTCTTGTTATTGTGCTTGATGTCATTGTTTGATCTGATCTAGTTTCATTACCAGTTTGAATAAAACAAGCTGGATATTGTTGTTCAGATAATTCATCTACATTAAAAGGTTCTCTAGTAATTTTTTTAATTGTAATGGGTGATGTGCCAGTAGAAATTGTAGTAATTATATTACTAGCTATATTTTCTCGTTTGCTCATATTCTGCTTAATTTAGTATATTCTTCCATGAATTTATTTTTAAGTAATGGTGCTTCAGCATCACCTATTGCAAAAAATTTTCTTTTTCTTTGATTACCCATAGCTTTTAATCCTTCTCTTATTGCTGTAAAATAAACTTGTGCTTGTGTGGGTGAAGATTTTTGTGTCATATTAGACAACATCTTACCTGAAAAGAATAAATCTGGTTTAGTTGGTAATTGTTTTGCTTCTCTTATTTTTCTATATTCAGGAGTGTATTTAACAAAATCATTTCCTTGATAATCTTTTCCTCTTGCTGTTCTTCTTTTAATTATAAACATTAAAAATTCAGCAGTTCTTCCTAATGACTTTTGAACTATTAAAGGTTGTTCTCTAATTTGTTTTTCAAAACCTTCAACAACTTGTAATACATTACTTTCAATATTTAATTTCATCTAATTAGTTTAAGTCTATGATAAGGTGCTTTTTCTGCATCTGCGACTGTATTAGAATCATCAGCATCATATTCAACACCATCTCTTAAAATAGATTCAAATTCATCAGAATACATTTGTTGGTAATGTTTCATCATAACTTGGAATCTATCTGGGTTGTCGTTTGAATTAAATTTAGTTAGTTGTGGACACGCATAAAAACCTATCACTCTATAAACACTTGCTCTTTTAAATTGTGCATCAGTTAATAGTGTTGCGTCCATTTCTGTTGTGTTTAGAATTGCTATATCTCTATAAACTTCTTTTGAATAAACTGGAAACCATTTAATTCTTAATTCTCTCTCAATATCTGCTCTAGCTTGTGCGTGATAATCATTTGGTGATGTAAAACTTGCTATTCCAAAAGTTAAAATATCTGGTTGGTAAAATGTTAAATCTGCATCTACTGAAAAATTAGCCATGTTGTTCCTTTATAATATATTTTCTTCTTAATGTTCTAGGAGAAATAGATGCAAATATTTCTGCTTCAGTTCTCTCTAGGTCTTTATCAAATCCAAAATGTGTAGTTGATGTATGTTTAAATCTATCTACTAGCACATAACGATAGACATAATCCTTATTCTTAAAATGTAGAATTGTTTTAGGATTATCTATCTGTTTCATAATTAAATGGTGGGGCTTTTACACCCCACCGATTGTCTTAATTAAACAGTAGTATCAGTTATAACTGCACAACCATAAGATTGTTTAATCGCACCTTTACCATAAGTGATAGAAGCAACGATTTCAGTAGCTCTTAAAGAGGCATCTCTTTGAGTTTCTACTTTAAAATCTTCTTTAAGTGCAAGTCCTAATGAAGCTGGGTGAAATACTGCACCATAAGCATCATCAGAAGCATCTGGAACAATATTTGCATTTTCAAATATTTGAACACCAGCTACTGTACCAATGAAATTATTTCTTAAAATTTCATTTCCAATATCTGATATTGCATTTGCATTTGTATTGTAACCAGCTTGAGTTAAACTTTTCTTTAAATTGTAAACTGCTCTAGGGTGAAATACACCATAGTAAGGAGCAGGTACATTTAACATTCTTAGTTTAGCAACAGCTTTGAAAATTAGATCTGCATCTAATTCTACTGCCGCAGCACCTACTTCGTTTGTTGTAAAGTTTACAAACAATGCCGCTAAATCAGTATCAACTTTTTTAGCGATTGCATTTCCAAATAATTGACCAATGTCAGCACCAACATTTCTTGACGCCGAATCTCTGCCAAGATCTGTTAATGTAGTCATCACGCCAACTTCCGATGCTGTAATAGTAGCTTCAGTTGGATTAATTGCTGTGTTAGTTAAATCAGTAGCTTCGTTAACAGCGTTTGCTGATACAGTAGGATATACTGGTACTGATATAGTTTTTCCTGATCCAGTTATTGGATAAGTCGTAACAAGAGGTCTCATTACAGATGTTTCTTCAAATGTAAAGATTGCTTCTTGTGTAATATTTTCAAACAGTTCGTCTAGCGTGCTTGAAGTTGTTTCGTTTGCCATAGTTTTTAGTTTTGTTTAGTTGTTAGTTTCATTTTAAATAAACCTTGATCTCGTTGTTTCCTCATTTCAGAATATAATTTTCTGTCATTAGGATTACTTAAATCAAGATCACCCATTTTTATTGGTTTAGGTGAAGAACCACCAATCTTACTTTGTGAACCTACTCCACTTTGAGTAGCCATCACATGATGTGGATTGTTTTTTAAATATTCGCTTACTAAATCATTTACTGACATAGGTTCGCCTTTATCTGAATATCTTGGAGTTCCATCTTCGTTGATAACTTCAACAGAACCTTGATCGTTTAGTCTAACATTTGATCTTAGTAGTTGTTTAACTTCTGCTGGTTTAACAGCTTTCATTCCACTAGCTACATTGACTAAAGTTTCGTCTATACGAATCCTTTTTAATTCAGATTCCAACGATTGAATTTTTTGATCCTTTTTTGATACTGTTTCTTTTAAAACTTTATCAAACTCACCTCGTTGTTTAGCGATTTCAAGTTCCTTTTCTTTTTTCTCTTGAATTAACTTTTTAGCTTCTTCAATGTCAATTCCATCAAGTTTATTAGATACAGTTTTTTTATATCTATCTAATCTTCTTTGAACAATTTGTTCTAACTGGTCAGCAGTAAAAACTTTGTTCTCAGTTTCTTGATTTTCAGAAACTTCTGTTCCAGCATTTGTTTGAGTTGCTGTTTTCTCAACCGAGTCTTTTTTAACTTGCTCGTTCATAACTTAACTCCTTCATTATTGTTAAGATTATCAAATATCAATAACTGTGAATAAATGCAAGTTTAAAGAGTAGAATTGCCTTCTTCATCTACCCAGCTAGGATCTATTGGTTGCCAACTATGTCTGCAATTATAACCACCTCTAACTATAAATGGACTTCCTTGATCTCTACCTTGTCCAGTATCATTAGCCCATATTTCTCTTATTTGTTCTTCATTATAAACTTTACCTGCGTGTTTTCTGCAAAAATCCCTAGAGTCTTTTATGATTGAACCATAATATAAATAACTAGATAATCCCAATTCATCTGCTCTAAACTTAGCTAACTGTCCATCAAAGCCCATAATAGAATCAGTTACTAATAAACTAGCATACTTTACAAAGCTATCACCTTCTGATGTTCTACCATAAACTTGTTTAAGTTCGTCAATAGCTGTTTTAACTTCTGTACCATCTGGATTATTAGCAATATATTCTACGAGCTGTTGTGCTTTTTTATTATCCGAAAATTGATAAATACCATTTATTTTTTCTCTAATAGTTTGGACCATATCATTAAATGACCTGCCTACTAATGTTGATTGATAAACTTCACCAGCTAAAGTATTTGCTAATTCATTTCCTAAGTTCTGAAAGTTTGTAAATGCTATTCTTTTTAATTGTTGAATAGTTACTAAATCAGCTTCAGTTATATTTTTAAATTCTGGTGGTATAGGTAGTTTGCCATAAGTGGCTACAATAACTCCTGCAATCTTATCATAGTCTTTTATAAATGTTTGTACTGGTTTTAAATAAAATTCCTCAATAGTTTGTTGTAGTCTTGGTCTTATTTCAATCGCAAGTCTTGTAGAATATAATTCACCAGTTTTAGTAGGAAGTTCTGATGCTATATTAACAACCTCTTGTTCTAATCTTCTGAGTGTTTTAAATAAAAGTTCTTGATGTTGAGCTTCTAAATTATCTATTGTGCGTTCTCTTATCGCTTGTAATTGTTGTAGAATATCTTGTGCCACATTAAACTGTCGGTAATGTTATTGGTTCTTGTGGGAATGTTCCTAATGTTTCTGTATTCTGTTCTATTTCAGAATCAATTTGTTCTAATGTAGCGTCATCATCAATAACACTCTTAGCAATTTGTTTATCAATTTCTTTATTGAAAGTAGCTGATTTAATATTACTTGCTTTTGCAGCTTGAAGTAATTCTAAGTCAGTTGCCCAATCTCTTATATCAAATGTTTCAGGATATTGTACTTCACCATCAAATACAGTTTCTTGCCATTCAGCAAACAATCTCCATATTTGTTCTTCAGCTAATTGCATTAATTTAGATTTTTCTGAAAGTCTAGCATTTAATAATTCAAATTCAGTTCGTAAAGCAATACCAGAAGCAACTCTCTCACTTGTTGCTCTAATAGAACCTACATGACTTAATCTATTTATTGCATCAACTTTATGTGTAATTGATTTTATAACTCCATCTAAATTACTTCCACTTGGTTGTAAAATATATGGTTTTAAATTTGCATCAATGTTATCAGGCATTTCAATTATACTTCCAGCACCTGCACCTGCATCAGTATCTCTTGTTTTAACTAATGAAGGGTGATTTGATAATCTTATAATTTGTTCTATTTCAGATAGTTCATTGTAAATAGCTTTTTGTAAATCAGCGACATCAGTTAAATCAGATACTCCAACTCCACGCATTGGACTTCTTTGATTATATAAAATTACTGCTGGTATTTTGCCAATAGGATTTTCTAATGTTTCAATTAATTTAGGTTCATCTCTATTTCCAGTAGATAAAAACACACAATCAATTCTGTCTGTGTACCATAGTTTATAATATTCTCCTTCTGCTGAAATTGATTCTCTAATTTTTAAATAATCTAAATAATAATATCCAGCTTCATTTCTTGTGTAATGCCAATCTAAAACATTTTCAGGAGTATATAAATTTATGTATGGTCTTATTCCTTGATCTAATTCTTCTGCTCTTGTCATTACATTAGTTTTTGGCTTATCCATAATTAACCAAATATGACCATAGACCGAAGCATACCTTTGTGCTTCTCTTAATAAATCATTAAACGATCTACCCTCTAAATCTGCATCATTTAAAAATTGTGATACTGATGGATCTTCTTCTAATGTTCCTAATTTTCTGCTTGGTGTAACTCTAAATAAAAATGATGAATAAATATCTATAACATTACGACAATGATTATCTAATGGAGTGTATGATAATCTTTTAAAGTATTCTGATTCAAGTTCTAATTGATATGCTTGTAAAAATTTACCATCTGAATATTCTTTGCCACCAAGATAACTTCTTATAAAGTATTCCCATCTAGGCATTAAACCTTTATAAATATTATTTTGTAATTCTATATTTTCTCTACTGTATGGCATTATGAAAATCTTTTGGGTGTTGATTTTGGTAAGTTGGAAGTAATTGGAAATAAATATTCTATTGCGTAACCTAGTGCGTCAGTCATGTGATCGTAACCATTATTCTTTTCTGGTTGATTTGTACCCTCTTTATAGACTTGCTTCATTAAACTATTTATTAGTGTTTTACAAGAATGATCTACAAATAGAGATCGTTTTCCATCAAAACTTTTTAATTTTGAATTAACCGAGTTAATTCTGTCCCTTATTAAAGGGTGACTAGCTTTACATTTAACATTAAGACCAGCATTTTGCAATATAGTTAAGTCGGTTCTTCCCCCAGCACTTGTTTTGCGTTGCCGACTAGCTGGATCAGGATATACAACTATCTTTTGTTTTGGGTACCTACTAAATAATTCATTAATAAATTCATCAGTATTAGAGCTGTAAATAACTATTTCATCAAATACTTCTACAATATTATTCTTAATGTGAAATAAACAAGCACTCATCGGATCAATATTAAAGTCCATTCCCAAGTGTATGATTGCATCTTTATCATACTTACATTCTTTAACATTTACCTCTCTGTCAAAGTTATAATAAACAACTCCAGCATAAGTTTCAAATGATGCTAAATATTCTTGTCTAAATGTTCTTTCATCTAAATCTTTTTTAGCTTGTTCTATTTCTGCTTGTTCCACTTGCCCACCTTCTAGCGTTGTGTATTTAAAAGACTTCCATTCTTTATCATCACCTAATCCTCTTTGATAAATGTTATAACTCCAGCTACCAAACCCTCTAGGTGTCCCAGTAAATAATACAGAACCATTTGCGTGTTTATCAGATATAGTTGGTCGCAACACTTCAGTCCACGCTTCTTCTGGTATGTCAGCAAACTCATCAAGCACTAAAAAATTTAATCCTACTCCTCTTAAATTGTCAGGTGATTTATCAGCACCTTTTAAACTTATTTGGCAACCATTTTTAAGTATTAATGTTAAATCAGATTCATTAGTGTACTTAACCCATCTACAATCTGTTACCTTTTTCTTTAAAGGTTTCCACATTATTTCTTTACTCATTCTGTAAGTTGGACTTACATAGAATATCTTTCCATTTTTATTTCTTGATGCAAACCTTAATAGTTCGTACATAGCTAAATGGGTTTTACCAAACCTTCTGCCAGTAATTAAAACTCTAAATCTATTTGGGCAAGTATAAACAGCTTTTTGTGCCTCACTAAAAGACATTAATTTTTATTAATTAACTTTGCTCTTAATTGCATTATTTCAATGTTCTTTACTTTTAAATCTTCTTCTAAAAATGCAAGATGTCTTTTTAAATCATTAATTAATATATCTAATTCTTGTGAGGTCTTTATTTCTTTATTAACCATTGACTTTGTTTTTTTGCGTCCACACATTTTATCCATCACTTATTTTTTTTATTCTGATATGTTCTTAAATATCTTCTACCAAGTGCTACTGCTTCTGATTTGCTTTTTCCCTTATAGCCCCATACCTCAAGTGCTAGTTTTAATCTAGTTTTTCTACCTTTGTCATCAAACAATCTTCCTCTGCCACTACCCATTCTCACAAGGAAACTTCCTTTGCGTCTATATTCACTTAAACTATTTGGTCTTGATTTAACTGGTGCCTTTAAATTGCTACCAGTAGCTCTATTAATTCTTGCTCTACCATAAGCTGATAATCCACCTTTTGGATTTTTAAATCTTTTAGTTATTCTTATCATATTTTTTCATACTAAAACTAACAGGTGCTTGTTTTTTAACTTTTAAATTATGCCTTTTCATTAACAGTTTAACAACACAATCGTTACAAGATTTAATGCGTTGTTCTAGTTTATTAACTATTGGTCTTAAACAAAAGATACATTTCATAATATATCATCAATAGGAAGTGGACTATAATCTTCTCCAACATTTTGATCGTTTTGTCCTAGTATTTGTTTTCCGAGCCAAATTAACATAGTTGTATTTCCTTTCATAGCGACATCAAATTGCTTCCTTCGTAGCTTTATTTTACCACTAGCTTTCCCTTTTGTTATTTCTGGTGAATAATTATTTGCTAGAGTATGTCTATCACACTTAAAGAAACTTGCCATTTCCTCTAAAGTACAATGATAACTAGCTAATGCAGTAACTTGCTCTTTGTCCAATACAACTGTTGGTCGTCCTGCTTTTTTCTTTTCTTCGTTTTCCATAATTAACCGATAATGTAATCGTGAATATGGGTATTATTACTTTTTAAGAGATTTGTAAAGGAAGTCCAATAAATCTTGGTTTTGATATAATATATGACAAACTCCATTACCGATTGAATTACATACTAATTCTTCGGCTTTAGCTGATAGTTCTAGTTTATATTCGTCATGTATTAAATGACAAATCTCGTGAATGATAGTGTTAATCATTTGAATATCATTTAATGATTTATCTAATGTTATTGTATTACTGTCTGAATCAAACTCACCAAATATTTTTTTCTTTGATGCTATTTCTTTATCAATAAAGTTAACATTTATAATCCTGCTTCCAAAGATTATTTGCTTCATTTTTTTCTTTTTCGTCTTAAATCAGTATCGTGTTTTCTTGAACCTTTTATAAAAGAATTTACTCTTGCCATAGCCCAAGCTGACATACTTACTCTAGGTCTTGAACCAGATGACAAAAATGCACCTTGCCCTCTACTATAAACTTTTTTTAATTGTGAAAGTGTAACTGATTTGTATTTTTTATCTTTTGCTCTTAAAGTTTTAAGTGTTTCTTTTGATAAAGCCATTATTTTACTCTTTGTTTAAACATTGATTTGGGTATTCTTTGCCCAGATTTATACATATTGCTCATACTTTTAATTAAAGTAGCTCTTTTTGATCTAGCAGAACCTTTTAACCCAGATAAATATATTTTAGGTAATTTTGTTTTTTTATCTTTTATTGTTTTTCTTCTTTTAACCATTATTTCTTTTTACTTGGCATTTTTTTAGGTTTATAAACTCTATAAGTGCCTTTTCCTTTTTGTGGGGTAATGAGTACACTTACTGATGTTGATGTAGTTTCATTAGCCATTATTTTTTCTTACTATTATATTTTTTGCCCTTCATCATTTTGCCACTAGGCATTTTATTATAACCTTTTTTGCTATTTTTCATTATATTTTATCCTTTATTTTGTTTATCATTCTTACTATCTCTATTCGGTATGTTTGTGAAGTAGAATAGTTACCTAATGTTTCTGCTAGTTTAATTGGATCTTTTGTTCTTTGTCTAAGGTTTCTAAATTCAGAATAATGATGATTGTTGTTTAATATTTTAATGTAATCTTTAGTTGATGCACATTTTGAATGATATGTTTTTATTCTCCAATTAATAGATGCGTCTTGTTTTAATGGCAGGATTCCGTTCTTAGACCAAACTCTAACTCCAAATAAAGCATTACCTTCCTTAGCAAACCTACTTGTTCCATAATCAGATTCAACAATGGCTTGTGCTATTATTAATAATGTTGGTATTTGTTCCTGCTTGTTTAAATCAATATTAATGTAAGCTACACATTTTTTCATTGAGTCTATGAATTTGTCGCTGGAACTTGTGTCTATCTTGGGTTCGTAGAATGAACCTATTGCTTTGATATGTTTTATTGTTTCTTGCCTGATCTTCTCCTTGACGAGATCATTAGGAAAAAATGTTCCTACAAAAAATACAGAAAATAGGAATAAAACTATAATAATATAGTCATAGAGTTTCCCACTTAATAATTTGATATTCATTATTTTTAAGGTTGTGACAACCTTCCAGCTTTACAGCTTATCTTTAGTTAATCTTCGTCAGATTCTTCATCATCTGAAAAATCATCTTCTTCAATTTCATCAGATTCATCATAAGTTTCTTCTGACTCCATTTCTTCAAGGTGATCTTCCAGCATTTCTCTCAAGGCATCTAGTTCTTGATTTACTTTGTCTTGTATTTTTTCAAGTTTAGTTATAACTTTTTCTATTTTCATAACTATTACTCCTTTGTGGGTTAGAGTTTTCCTCAATAGATTAATCAATTATCTATTGCAATATATATTTATTAAAATGATTTGAGATAAGTGTATATACACAATAAGTTGTTGTTTTTTATAACTTATTTATTAAATCTCTAATTTCTTTAGACTTAATTTCACTTCCAACTTGAGTTAATTTCATTCCATAATTGTTTGGTTTCATATTTTTCCAATCAATATCATCTCTACGAATTAATTGCGTATCAAATTTTTTCCATTGATGAGCCACAATATGTTGTGGTCTTTTAAATCTTCTGTCGGTTTTTACTACTCTTGGCCACATTCGTTCTAAAGCCCTTGCCATTTTTAATCTACCATCGCCTTTATAAAGTTCATCAGCATTTCCACCTTTCATTGTCATTGTTGCCATTTTATCAATTAAAAATACATTTATTAAAACAGTACAAAGTCCACCAGATAAAACCTGCAAACATAAATCAGTATCTTCATTGTATCTGCCACGCCATCTGTAAGGCAATTTGTTGTCTATGAGTAAGGTAGAATAAACATGATTGTTTAAATAAAATGGTGGAATAACATTAATTGCAAAACAAGTATAATTTAGTCCTGATATTCCTATATTAGTATATCTGTCAGTAAAGTCCTCAGTAACTATAAATGCTTTATTAGAATTACATTTTAATCTTTTGCCATGATGTAATCTTCTAACGCATCTAATATTATCATCTAATATCCAATGTCTTTTATGTCCCTCTTTAATAGAATGTTCCCAGCACCAATTTCTAGCAGGAATGGAACCTGATCCTAAATTTTGAAATGGTAATGTTAAAACTCTATGTTCTCCGAACCTTGCCAAATATTCAATTTTTTCTTGTGGTTCCACAACAAGTTTAAAATCAACTTTATCTTCAACTAAAAATTTTGCTGTTAAACAATTTTCATATCTACCCTTAGAAATAACATAAATAGGGTATCTAGGTTTATTCATACTTAACTGATTTTAAATCTTCTTTTTCTTTTAGTGGCCACCAAACACTCCAAGTTCTACCTTTTTCTTTGCCTTGTGGAATTTTAGCCATATTACAAAATTCGTTTCTATCTTGTTCTGTTTTAAAAATTATTGTGTATTTAATATAATGGTCTTTAGGAACATAATCTGGCATACCAACCCATTCGGCTGCCTCATTAATATCATTAATCTCGTGCTGTGGTCTAGTTACCATAACTAAATTAGCTAACATCATTTTGTCATAACCAGTGCCAGATAAACCATCTTTATCTTTAACCTCTTTTAATAGTTCGCTTAACTTACGATCATCAATTTCTGCAAGTTTTCCTATTTCGTTATTGCCAGTTAAAATCTTTAATGCTTGTGGACTATCAGATTCAATATCTAGTTTAATAACTGGAACTTCTTTTAATTTAAGTTTGTGACAAGCAGATACAACTCCATGCCCATCTAAAATAGTATAATCTTTTGCAACAACTACATTTCTGTAAAAACCATGTTGTTTAATAGAATTGGCTAAATGTTCTAATTGATCGTCTAAATGGACTTTATAATGTTTAGGGTGTGGTTTTAAATCAATTAATTGTACTGGTTCTGCTTTTGTTCCAAGAAAAGAATCAACGATTGGATCTGAGTCTCTTAATATATTATCTAATTCTTTTTCATCAAACCCAAAGTTTAGTAATTCAGAATTATAATCTTTTAAATCATCTATTTCTATGTTTAATAAATCTTTGTCCCACTCATTATCTTCATTTAATCTATTATCTACAATCCTATATGCTTTAGCTTGTTGTTCTGTAAGATCTGCAATTAATACTGGAACTTTTTCTAATCCTAATTGCTTACTAGCTTGAAAGCGAGTGTGTCCGACAATTATAATATTATTTTTATCTACTACAATAGGTTGTTGAAAGCCAAACTCTGCAATTGACTTGGCAACTTTATCAACATTTTTAATTTTTCTAGGATTATTGTTATAAGGTTTTATCTCATTTATTGATAAATATTGAATCTTTGTATTTTGTATTAATTGGTTAAGGTTTTCTTTTTTCATCTGCTTCCTTTAGTTTCATTAACACATATTGCTCTAAAGCATCTGAACTTAAATTAGTTCTTGCCATTTGAAATTCGTCTTTGGGTTTTTTATCTTTTAATGCTTGGTAAAGTTTTTTAAGTTTAGGTTTAACAATATCAACTTTCATATTTCTTTCTTACCCTTTCCAAAACTTTATTAAATAAAGTCTTATGTTGGTCCCTTACATCTTTACAGTCTTTATAAATTGCGAACCAAGATTTTTTAAATTCCTTTCCTATTGCCTCGTAACTCATATTAGTTAGTTCTTTAATTATAGACATAGCAATTTTTTTATGTGGTATATAAAAATATTCTCTTTGAGAGTAAAGCGAATTATCACACATTACCTTTTGCGTTAGTTTTAGTATATTGTCTATATTCATCAAAAAATCCTTTTGGCAAAGATTGAATCTTTTTACAAGGACTCACTTTGCAAATCATTTCAGATATGTATATAGGATTTATACAGTATTTAAAATAGAATTTATTCTCGCCAATTAAATGTTGTTCGGCATGATGTTGTATGCACAATGGGACACAAAAAGCATCATTACGAACTGCCATTCCTACATTTCCATACTTTGGAATAGATCTAATATGGGCACATTGGACATTTGGTGACTTACAAATAATGCAACTATAAGATGCTACAAATCGTCTATGTTTTTCTGATTTGATTATTTTTACCTTCCTAATTTGCATTTATCTTTTTATTCTTTTTTTGGCTTTTCTAGCAACTGATAAAGCTATTGCAACAGATTGGCTTCTTGTTTTTCCAGCTTTCATCTCTCTGCGAATATTTTTGCCGATGCTCTTAGAACTATAACCTTTTATTAAAGGCATTTAAACCTCATTAGTAATTCGGATTTTACGCCCTAGATTCGCAGGGAAGGCACTGCAAAAATAGGGCAAACCATATATATATGCTAAGTGGTTGAATCTAAATATATATTTATTTTATGATATGTTCATAGATGGGTATCTTTTCAGCGAAAATCAATTTAGTTCTCGTAACTATTAATAGTTAATAATTAAATAGTTTAAATATATATAAATAGATTATTTAATAGTTAATAGTTAATAATTAACAACATAAAGGGAAAATATGTTAGAAGAAATAAAAAAAACAATCAATACAGTTCTTAAAAATCAAGAACTTGTTAAAAAATATAAACAAAATAAATTTGATGTTAGATTATTCCAAGCTGTATTAAATACTAGCTTGTGGAGATTATCTGATTATCAAAAACAAGACATTAATTTAGTTAATCAAGCTCTAAATGACTTAAATGTTGTTATTTTGTCAAATGCTAAATTAGAGAAATTTAATCCAGATAAACACGAAAAATTATCTTAATGATTAAAAATAAAAATAAATTTAATGATCGTGATTTGTGGGTATTAGAAAAACCAGATTATTTTTCTGTTATCCACTATCGCAATAAAATTAGACATAATGTTCCTTGTTATAAAGAGGCATTAAAGTTGGCTAGAAAAATTGGTGACTGTTGGCAAAACCAATGTTTAGTTTATGCAGTTAGAGATTCTGCACAAATTAATCTTAATCATAGAAAAATCTACAAACAAACTAACTAAAGGGAAAAATGACTAAACTAGAACAAATAGAAAAACTTAAAGAAGAACTTTTTGAAACAAATGTTTATTCTTTAGAATATGTTGCTTTATTAGATAAAATAATAGTTCTTCAATATGAATTTAATTCTGATGAAAATTGTAGTTATTATTATAGATGTCTACCAGAAGCAAAACATAAAGCTAGATGCAGAAATGATGAGAGTTACAATGAAGCATTTGGTGGAAAAGAAGTGTATAATTATTATGGTTACGCAATCTAACAAAAGGGGAAATATGAAAAAACAAATATATAAAGACTACACTATTAAACAACGCAAAGAAGTAATTGGTGGTGGATTTATGACAATGATTACTTATGATGTTTTTAAAGAAAAAACTCATATTTGTCATGTGCTTACTGTTGCTCAAGGTAAAGAAAAAATAGATCAATTAACTAATAAGGTAGCATAATGAGAAAAATAACTTGGAACAATAAAGAATATCCTATTCCTTTTACTGTAAATTTAGAATGGGATAATGGCAAGATGATTAAAGTTGATAATCGTTTTGGTGGTGCTAGTTGTGAGTTGCCTTGGTTCGCTGTGGCAATTTACGATATGATTATGGGTGCTGAACTTCTTAGTGAATGGGAAGATCACGCAAATGGTTTGGATTGGTTCAGAGAACACTTTCCAAAAGAGTATATGGTACTGTTGGATTGATTATGTATATTATTGATTTAAAAGATAGAACTGTTGCAGAATTTACTAAACAAGAAGTATCTGGTTTTGCAATATTTCAAGAAAAAAATAAGAAAAATAAATCTTGGCAAGATAGGTTTATACTTATTAAAGATAAAATTGAAGCTAAAAAACTAATCTTAAAACTAATGAAGAAAGGTTTTTAAATGAACATTAGAGAAATGTTAAAAATACAACAAGCATTTGAAAACAAAACTATTCCTGAGGATTTATTGGAAGAAGAAAATTATTATTATTCTGAATCTAAAAAGGATTATATAAAAGTGCTTGATTTGGATCTGCACCATTTAATAAGAATTATTATTAAACAAATAAATTCAGAAAAAGATGATTTAATAGATTCTAACAAAACTGCATTTAATAAACTTGAAGCAACAAGAGCTGTTGGTAGAATTTTAGACGAAATAGAAATAATTCAGAAGGGCTTAAATGACTAAACCAAAATTTACTTTAGCTTTAGAATATTTTAAAAAGTATAAAGAAGCCACAAATGAAAAAGATAAACAGTTTTATCATAGTCAATATATGAATGAATTGTTTAGAGTAGATCAACTATATGCTGAAGATGAGAAAAAAAATAAAAAAGGAAATTAATATGATTTGCACAATGACTGATACAGAAATGAAGTTGATGGTAGCTTGTTTAGAATTTAAAATACAAGATAAAATAGATAATGACCTAGATACAGTTATAGATCTACAAACTCTTGTAAAAAAACTTAACATAATGATTGAAAGACAAACACCCTATGTATGAACTTATGTCGGATATTGGTTTTTGGTATTTTGTGTTGGCAGTAATATTAACCCTAATTGTATGGAACATTAAATGAATAGAGAAACTAAAGATGGAATAGGATTTGTTATCACAGCTATATTGCTGGGTGCAAGTATAATATTAATACATTTTGCAATTAATTAGCTATGAAAGTAAAGGTTAGTCGTGATATTCTGGTTAGTTGTGCTGATTTAATAAAAAACTATTTTTTGGTGATGGAATTTTCTGGATCTAAAATAAGTAGTTATGACAAAGCGATTTACAATGCTTTAAAAGATATTATAAATAACAATAATAAGGGAAAAAAAAATGAACATATTTCATCTTGATAAAAACCCAGAAATTTGTGCAAGTTATCATTGTGATAAACATGTTGTTAAAATGATTTTAGAAACTGCACAAATGTTATGTACTGCCTACCAAAGACATTTTGGTACTAATGAAAAACTTTATAAACCAGCATATCCTAAACACCCTATGACTTTGTGGGTAGGCAATTCAAAAGAAAACTTTTTATGGTCCTTAGATTTATTAAAATATCTACTTGACCAATATACACTTAGATATAAAAAAATTCATTCATCAGATCGTATTTATAAACTATTAATATCTTTAGATATTACTGATTTTGTTTCTATTGGATTTACTAATCCCCCATTATGTATGCCAGATATTTATAAATCTAATGATTATGTTTCATCTTATAAGAAATATTATATAAATGAGAAAAAGCGATTCGCAAAATATACACTTGTTGAAACGCCAAATTTTATGATGGTATGACAAAACAATCTTTATCAGAAAAACTTGGTCAAAGTGTTTTTGCTGAAAAACTTAGACAAGCGATTAAGGAAGCAGAGTTAAAAAAAGAAAAAAAACAACTAGAGAAGGCAAATGAAAAAAATAAAAAAGGATAAGTTTTACGCATTAGTAATTATAAAAGATTTAATTGAAAACCATAGATTTGAAACATTAATAGACTATGTGCTATTAAGTTGGAAGTCTTATCCTCAATTAAAGCAACGAGAAATACTCAACGCAATAACTATTGAGTATATAAATAAAAACAACAAAAGGGAAAAAAATGAAAAAAATAATATTGTTAAGTTTCATTCTCATAAACTTAACTAATTGCAGTTATAAACCTATCATAGATAGTTCTGGTAGGTCTGGTACATTTCCAAACAGTAAAGCTGAGGAAACAACTAACGATATACAGCATTGTAAAATGTTAGCTGAATCAAGTTTATCTGGTGCAGATGAAGTTGCTTCTTGGTTAAACAACAATGTTTTAAGAGTTTGGACTTTAGGCATTACTCCTAAAGAGGAACGCACTAGAGAAAATTATACAAGACGATGCTTACAAGGCAGAGGCCATTCAGTTATTAACTAGGAGAAAATATGAAAACAGTAAAAGATGAAATAAAAAGATTGTATGATTTAAGTCAAAATCGTAACTGGGCTAGATATAATTGTTCTAGTGAAGCTGGTTATTATTACACTCTTTGTGATGTTACAAATAAAGATATGTCTTTAGAAGATTTTTATAAAGAATATCCTTATTACAACCCAGATATAAATTCTGCATACTGGCAACAACAACATACAAGATGGAAGGAATTATGGAACGAAAAGAACTAAATAAACTAATAGGAAAAAATATTAGGTGGTTAAGAAAAAACACTAGTATTTTTGTTAAAGGCAAAAAGACAATATTAAATCAAACTTATTTAGGAAAATTTTTAGGTATTATTCCACAACAAATAAGTAAATTTGAGATTGGTAAAAATGAGCTTGGTGCTGTGCAGGTTTATCAATATTCTAAATTCTTTAATATACCAGTAGATACTTTATACGAAAAAGATTTGGTAAATCAAAAGTATAATAAAGAGGTAGTTATTAAAGACGAATATTTATATCAGCTAACTGGAACATTAACAAAGAATTGGCCTTATGCTTAGTTTTATATTTATTTTGGTATTATTTATTGTGCTATTATATATTATAAAACGAATCAATTAAACAAAGGGAAAATAAAATGGAAGAACATAGACTAAAGTACAAAGACAATACAGAAGAAATTTTGTATTTTGATCCGATACCTCATAAGTATTATTGGAACGAACAAGAACTACCATCAGCGACTGGCATAACTAAGGTATTAACAAACGCAACTATAATCGGCAACTGGACAAGCAAAATGTGCAGTGAGGAATTTTTAAAATTGGTTAAAGCTGGTAAAAGTTATGACGAAATTCAAATATTAGAAATTGCTGATAAAATAAAAAAATCTGCAAACTCTAATATGAATCAAGCTGGTCATGTGGGTAGTCAAGTCCACGATATGATTGAAGAATATATTCATAATAAAACCATTCCTGAAATTCATAATGATTTAATGAAAAAATCATTTAGTAAATTTAAAGAGTGGTATGATTTACAAGAAGGTTTAGAATTAGTTTTTACTGAAACTAAAGTTTTGTCTCGTGTTCATAAATATACTGGAACATTAGATGCTCTTTTTAAAAGAGGTAATGAATATATTATCTATGATTGGAAAACAAGTTCTGGGATTAGAGATAGTTATTATGTTCAGCTTTACCTCTATGTAATGGCTTTAGAGGAACAGCTAGATATTAAAATTAAAAAAGGTGTTATTGTTAATTGTACTAAGCAAGGAAAACTTAACATAGCAGAATTTCAAATCAATGATGAAATGCAAGATGTTGCGATCTCTTGCCTAAAATTGCATCGCTTTTTAAACAACAAAAAGGAGAAATAAATGGCACACAAACAAGGTATCATTAGTAAAGTTTATCATAATTATAATGATAAAACTGGTAAAGCATTACCTAATGATAAGGTAAATCATAAGTTCTATATTGGTGATGAGATATTTATAATCAAAGGGAAATACATACCTGACTTTATTAAAGAGGGTAAAAAGGTTTCTTTTGCTTATTCTATTTGGTCTCCACAAGGTGCAGATAAAGCATTTAATTTTGTGCAATCTGAAAATAATATCCTTAAAATTCAAGAACTTAAAGATCAAATGCAACCAGATACTTCATTTAATGTTGAAGATTTTGAAAAGGAAGCTGTTAATGTTGCTTCTGACTTAGGTGCTACATTAACAGTTGAACCTATAAAATCTTTTAATAAAGATGAATATATGTTTGTAATGGCTATGACCAAATCAGCACTTGAATCTAAAGGTTTAGAGTGTAATAAAGAATCAATAGATAGTTTTATAAAAGATATGAAACTTCTTTATTCGCATAACTTTTAAAATGATTTCTAGGGTGGCAAATGTGTTTAAATTTTTCCCTTTAATGTTTGCCACTCTGCCCATTGTTTTTATTAACAATTTAATATATAAAAAGAAAATGATAGTGCGTTATAAATATTTAGAATTTACTGGTATTTATAAAGAGGAGTTTGAAAACGAACAAGAAGCACTCTCAAAAGAGAAAGGCAAATTTGTTGATCTTGAAATAACTGGAATTAAATTTAAATCAACAAGAATAAAAAAAATTGATGGAGAAATTAAAACATCAAGTTCAGAACTTAAGGGACAGACATCATAGAGTATCTATGAAATACTTTGAACTAAAGCATAGAATGGAAAAGGCAAAAAGACTTAAAGATGCTTTAGAAACAAAAGTGGTTTTGAAATTTGAAGAATTACTAACATAAGTTAGTAGTACAACTATAAAACGAAAAGGAAGGATATGCAGGACTTTGCCTTACGAAACCCAGATGAGATAAGACAACAACTTGACAAGTATGCCGAAGATATGTGTCAAGCACTTTATAATTTTAGAAGATTAGAAGAACATAAAAAAATACTTTTAGCACAATTAACTATTAGTGAAAAAACTGTCACTAACTGCTCTATGGTAGAGGCAGAAAAGAGAGCTATGTGTACTAAAGACTATAATACTCACATAGAAGGTTTTTGTGTTGCTGAGAGAGATTATTCAAAAGCTAAATCTAAATATGCTAACTTACAAAGTTGGGTAGATTTATACAGAAGTTGGCTAGTGACTAATCGTGAGTTAAGTAGATGAAAATAATACAACCAGAAGGAAAACTAAATGAACTTAAATATCAAGAACGAGTTTCAAACTATATTGACTACGCCGAAGAAAGATTTGAAAAATATTGCGAAACTAAATCTTTTCATTATAAAAAACTTCTTTTTAATGATGATGCTGATTTTGCTAATTCCCCTATTCCTTATTATCATAAACTTGGTTTATTGTCTGCGATGCCTGATTACTTTGTTTATTCCAAAAAAGAAGCTCCAAAGCAACAACAGTTCTTCGTTGAAGTCAAAGCCAGTAACAAAATTAAATTAAAAGACTTAAAGAAATATATTACATTTGCACAAATGTTTTGTGATAATAAATTTACTCAATATACGATTGCTTTTTGTTTTAAAGATGGACTTAAATTTAAATCAGTAGATCAAATACTAAAATTATTGCCACAATCAAAGATTCAATCTTGGAATGATGGAATAGAATATTATTTATTACCAATTTAATGGTATGTGTTAGAAATTTCACAATCAATTTCATCATCAAAATTTACAACTTCATATTCCCAATCTACTCCAGTAATTCTTAATTTAGTAGTTTGTTTAAGTGATGACAAAAAATTAATGGAATTAGGGAAAGTGCCAGTATCAAAAAACCTAACATAAGCAATATCATCAACAAAGCTATCATCATTGTTTTTAACAAAGTTAATAGCATAAGTCACTAAATAGCAATTCATTTTTTAAAGATGTCTAGGGTGGGTTTTAGACCATAGATGGCACCAAAAATACCTACGATTAGCCATTGGTACCAACTAGGAAATTTGCCAAAATAATCAAAGAATAAATCTAATTTAGCTTTAATATTAATATCATCACTAATGATTGCATAAGATAAAACAATGATTGGAATACATACTACAATCAAAACAAATTCATCTTTCCAAGTCTTATCTTGTTGATCGCCAATATCTCTTTGGTACTCAATCTCACCCTTTGCCATGCGTTCATAATACCTTCGTTCAGCTTCTGATTCTAATAATTCTGATTGCTTATGATTTTTGTAAATCTCAGCACCAGTTTTGAATACAGTTGGTATTATGTTCCACCACATATTAGTCTATTGCAGCAAAATTTATTTCACCAGTACCATCTCCTGCTTTAATAAATGCAACTTGTTGACCTGATCTAATTTGAAAATATTCAACAGTATCTTGTGGCATAAGTAATGATTCTTCTGTTGCTGTTGGATTGTAACCAATTTTAATATGTGCGTGTGTTCCTCTAACTGCTATTCTTACTATTCCTGAACCAGTTATAATTGCTGATGATTGTGCTGATGAACTACCAAGAGTGTGAGTTTCTGGTGTAAAATCTGTGTCTATTTTTATAATGTTCATAATGTTCCCCAAATGTTCCTTTTTATATTGTTTAAACCCTTAAAATACCCTTAATTTTTAATATCTAAGGTTCTTTTAAGGTTATACCCATAAATAAGCCATTATGCTTAAAAATGCGTCTAAATCGTTTTAAATGATATTATTTGCTTTTAGTAGAATCTATAAGCAATTCTATATAGTGTTTAGCTTTTTCTAAGTCTTGGACACCACCCTTCTCTTTAAATCTTAAAATATATTTTATGATATTTCCTTCTACAAATCCAATGTTATTTTTAACTATAAATTCAATAGGTTGAATCTTGTATTTTTTATAGTGGCTTCCACCAACTTGTTTTTTATAAGACTTCATAGACTGTTCTTCCATTAGCTTTATATGCTCTTAAATACATTTTACGATTATTAGATTTGTTGTATGAGATATGCACCCAACCACTATTAATTTCTTCTGGTTTCCAAAATTCTAAAATACATTGGTCAAATTCTAAATGATTAACAACCCAGTCAGCAAGTTCTTTATTTGGAACTCCTAGCATCTCACAATCTACTGCCATTCCTAAAGTGTGTTGGCTTCTCTCACTTGAACCTATTGCTTTGCATAAAGCAGGAGAACGATAGCCAGAAGTTATTTTTATATCGCCAAATTGATTTACAATAGGTTCAATAACTTCTTGGATTAATGTTTGTAGATTAATTAAAATTTCATCAGTTGGAGTATTATCTATTCCAAGTCTTGTAGCTGTTTCACTAAACAGTAATTCTTTTAAACTAACTTGCCTATCCATTTGCCTTCTTTGTTAAGTACCATTGGCATTAGTCTTGGAGTAGAATCTACAATCATTCCACAACCCATTATAAATTTAGTTTTAAAGTTTTTAGAATATTGGAAAGCCATATTAGTTTGTTGTATTAAGCAACCTACTTGCATAGCAAAGAATAGTGCATCAGGATTAGCCCAATATTCTATTTTAAATTTAGAATGAAAATGTCCCTGAACACAACTCATTCCATTTATTTGAGATACTTTAGTTACATCAGCAGATATTCCATGAGTAAAGAAACATCTTTGTTTATTAGGTAAGGTAAGAGTTAAATTATCTACCCACTTCCATTTTTTTACATTTAAGAACTCGTTGTATTCTTTTAGATAACCTCTAGGTATTCCTGATTTAATTGCTCTACGATAAACTAAGCTAGAATGATTTGAGTCTAACAAAGTCATTTCAGGAAATATTGATTCTAATTCTTTAATAAAATCTTTTGCTCTTACAAGTTCATGTCCAGCAGAAGCAAGATCAGGGTTATGATCGTGGAATGATAATGCGTGGCAATCTATTTCATCACCTATATTTACGATTGTATCTGGTTTGTATTCTTTTTTTATTTCTTTTAGGAACTCAAAGCTATCTTCTCTATGATATGGAATATGTAAATCAGATATGACTAAGATTCTTTTATTCATAAACTAACTACTAGTTGTATTCGTATTATTAAGCAATAGTTACTTAGCCAAAAATATTGTGATTAGAACTAACGATAAAGAACCAAGCCCACAAAGAATCGCCCAATACAAATTAGTCATTTGTCTTTCCAGCTTTGATACTGAAGAAGATAAAACTTTAACTGAGTTTTTAAGTCCTGTGATATGCCCCTT